GTCCGAATTCATTCGGCGGAAGTGAACCCGACAGGAACTGGGCGAGGTCCCTGGCGGCGCCAATCCAACTTTGCTTTACAGCTGAACCGAGTCAAATTGGCCAACGCTGATCCCTGCGTTGGTACAGGCAACAGTGGGAGTCAAAACTAGCATCTGGCCCGGCTGGAACGACACCTGTACATTAGCACAGGTGACTTGTGCGGTTCCAGTCGTAGATCCCACTTGCAACGTGTCAAAGGTGGCTGTCGTGCCGGTCGTCGTGAGCGACATTGGGCCATCCCCACGCCCCACCCAGCAAACGAGCCCATTATATGGTGCGTTGGCTGTTAGGGCTAACGAGCCAGGGTTGCCGCCTGGAACTGTACAAACCAAGGGTGCTTTGGACCCTGAGATTGTAATGACGGAGGTACCCTGTGAAGTCTGCCAAGAATAGCGGGACGACAACGCTGAACCCAGACCAGGATTCGACAACTGAGGTGTCATGAAGCGAACTTTATAATGAACGTAAAGCTCGCCCACCACGGTTGTGTCAGCCTGGCGCTCCGTTGCCAAGAAGAAATTTCCAACATCAAAGAGTTGGATGTCTTGATTGGCGGCCACTGCCCCATTCCTGACGAAATAGGACTTGCGCTTGTTCAGGTCCTCCGCGATGGATTCCTGGACGAAGTTATTCCAGGGCGCGGAGCGTCGATAACCACGATAGGTGGCCATTTGGACCTTAGAAGTCGGAGCGGGGTCTGAGGGGTCATAGTCCACCACGCCCATAACAGAGCCAGTCGACGAGGTAGCGGCTTCCGTGCGAAACTCAAATCTGAGTTTCGAAAACCGATAAGACTCGTAGAGCTGGGCCATCTGATATAGCCATGGGAAAGAGGTGTAGAGACCCGGGTTGATGGCGAATGCGTTGACGGCAAACGCCACCGACCCACTAATATCCCCCAGAAATTCAGTGTGCTCGACCTCGACATCGCCGTTTGGGAACGAGCGATTGATTCGAGGAGCGGGGGTGCGAGAAACTTGGGTTTTCGCTACCGGCGCATTGATGACACGAGTGGCGCTTTGTTGAGGCGCCTTCTTCTTTTGTTGCTTCGGTTTAGGCTTGTTCGAATTGTTGGCTTTATGCTTCTGCATATTATCACTTCCGCCGTTATGATCAGGGGTAACGGACCCCCCTTGGCTCACCACCACTCTGTGCCAAGGCCCTATAAACTAAATGTTTAAGAATAATCGACGTGGGCAGCATTAATGAACACAGGACTGCTCAAAAATGTGAACGCGCTGCTCGACTCGATTAGACTTTCCGTGAGTAAAATGTCCTCACGGGTGACGTTGTAGCGTTCACAAACGCAAGACAACGCCGCATCGTCCAAGTTGATATGGGTAAACTGACCGCTCGAATTCGCGGAATAGTAACTCAACTTGGTCTTCCGATGCTGCGCTCGCTCAGATTCCTCTCGGTAGCGGCGAACGAACGCACGAACTAATGGGACTTGCAAGAAAGTGGAATAAGAAGAAGCGACGTCAGACAGAAAATATGCTCCTGCCTTCAACATATCACGCTCATGATACATCGACCTTGGATCATCGAGACTCTTTCCCATTTTCAAGATGCGAGAGGGGAGAGGACCCCATATATTCTTAAACCCAAACTCTTTCCCTTCTACCACAGGTGCCTGAACGGGATACCACATTCCTTTCAAGAAAGTCATGCGGTTCTCATTCGCAGTCATCTGTAATTTCATGTCGAAGCCAAGGTAAGAGAATAAATCCGTGATGGTGTTGAGAGCGTCTCTCTTAAGATCCCCCCAGCGACCAGCACTAAGCTCGCAACACACGTAGAACCATGCCGTTGCCATGATTATCGTGTTTCCGACATATGTGTCAGCACCCCCAGTGTCACGCATGGGCCGTGCCTCCCTATTGAGCCAAAACATTGATTGATCACCATCCCGCACGTGAGGTTTGACTTCAAACGTGTTCGACGCGACCTGGTACAACATTTTCGTTATTTCCTCAGGGACTCCACACTCCACAAGGATGTGATATTCTAGTTTGAGGGGCCCGAAACTGATCGACTGATCGAACATCGAGGCGTCCCCCTCAAAATAGACAACATCATCCGTTCCACACAACGCAACTATGGAATCATCACCACACACTAAAATGCAAAACCCGACCTCACCCAATGGAACATAATCACGATGGATCACA